GTACATAGAAGTGCAGGAAGGACTTGATCTTGTTTGCCACGCCATTGACCGCATCAGTGACCTTGCCGATACAGTTTTTGATGCCGTTGACAATAGTGTCCTTGATTGCTGTGATCTTCTGCGTCACGGCATTTTTCACGCTGTCCCAGATATTCGATACCGTTGTTTTAATGGCATTCAGAATATTTGTGACGGTATTTTTTATACCGTTCCAGATAGAAGAAACGACGGAAGAAATGGTGTTCAGCACACCGGAAATAAAACCGCTGATCGCATTCCACACAGCAGAAACAACCGCATGAATCGTGTTCAGTGTATTTGTGATGTGGTCTTTGATGCTGTTCCAAATGCTTGAAATCGCAGACCAGATTGCATTCAGCACCGTGCTGGTTGTTGTATAAATGGCGTTCCAAACGACAGTGATAGCAGTTTTAATGAGGTTGATTTTCTCAGATACGCTGTTATAAATCGACGTCCAGATACCGACAAAGAAATTCTTGATACCCGTCCAGATAGTTGTGAAGAAGTTCTTGATCGATTTGAGGACGGTGCTTACGAAGTTCTTTATACCGTTCCAGATGTTGACGAAAAAGTTCTTGATGCTCGTCCAGACGTTCACCCAGAATTCTTTTACTTCACCAAGATCGGTGCCGAAAATACCGCAGATCATATTCAGCGCATTTTTCAGCGTATCCTTGATGAAATTCCATACAGCAGCAAAAATGCCCTTGATACCATCCCATACTCTGCTCCAGTCGCCGGTAAAGATGCCGACAAAAATATCCAGAACACTAAGGATGATGTCTGTCACAGCCTTGAAGATATTTGCAATTTGCTGGAACTGCCCCTCGAAGATCGGCTTCAGGAACTTGCAGAGTCCGTCCCATACAGCCTTGATGACCTCGCTGATGTTTTTGAAGTCGAAGCCGAGAGCGTTGATACGGTCAACGATGCCCTGACAGAAGCCGGAAAAGATGCTCTTGATCTGCTCCCAGATCGCAGTGATCTTATTTCGGAAGTCCTCATTCGTGCGCCACAAATGCACAAAAGCCGCTACCAAAGCGGCAATGACCGCAATGACAGCGACTACGGGTGCGGATATACCGCCAATGGCTGCGCCGAAGGATGAAAAGGCGGCTTTTGCGCCTGCGATCATGGAAGGCAGGTTCGCTACAAGCTGCATCAGCTTGCCGATACCGACCATTGTTTTGCCGATAACAAGAAGCAGCGGTCCCAGTGCCGCCGCCACAAGTGCAATTTTCACGATAGTCTCCTTCGTTGCCGGAGACATTGCATTGAATTTATCAATTAGAGCCTGAATCTTGCTGACAATAGACCTGATCGCAGGCATCAGAATCTCACCGAAGCTGATTGCAAGCTCCTGCAACTGAGATTTCAGGATGGTCATCTGTCCGGCAAGGTTGTCCTGCATGGTGTCTGCCATGCCCTTTGCAGAGCCTTCACAGCCGTAAATAGCAGTAGAGAGCTTGTTGTAGTCCTCCTCGCTGGCATTGATAATTGCAAGCATACCTGCCATATTCTGTTTACCGAAGATAGCGGCTGCCGCTTGCATCTGCTCTGCCTGTGCAAGACCCTCTGTGGTCGTTGACAGCTCCGCAACGATATCATCAAAATCCCGGGCATTTCCCTCGGCGTCTGTCAGTTCCACATTGACCTTGCCCATTTTCTCACGAAGCATACCCATGATATCTCCGAGCGACCGCATATTGCCGTCTGCATCGGTCATGAGTGTATTTGCTCCGGCGATCTCTTTTGAGACACCTTCCTGTTCTTTGGCAAGCTCCTCTTGTGCACGGGCAAGTTTCAGTTGTGCTTTTTCGTAGTTATTGCTTGCAAGCTGTGCCTGCGAACTGCCCTCGCCGTACTTGCTGATCGCATCGTTTAGCTTGATTTGTGCATTATCCAGAGAGATCGTCGCATCCTCAATAGCGTGCTCTGCCTTCTCGACCTTCTCAAAGTCGATTTTCTGAATCGTTTCAGTGCTGATAAAACCGAGCTGCTGCATTGCCGCTGCCTGCTGTTTTGTCGGCTTTGTGAGGTTTACAAGGGCATTTTTCAGACTGTTACCAGCCTGAGAGCCTTTGATACCAGAATTAGCCATAAGGCCGAGTGCAATAGACAGGTCTTCCGCAGATGCTCCCATAGAGCCGGCAATCGGTGCAACATACTTGAAGGATTCGCCCATGAGAGACACATTGGTGTTGGCATTTGAGGATGCTGCAGCAAGGATATCTGCAAAATGTGCAGAATCATCCGCGCTCATACCGAGTGCTGTCAGAGCGTCCGTGACAATATCCGATGTCGTTGCAAGGTCTTCACCGGAAGCGGCGGCAAGGTTCATAATACCCTCGACACCGTTCAGCATATCTTCGGTTTTCCATCCCGCCATTGCCATATAGTTCATGGCGTCAGCGGCTTCCGATGCGGAGAATTTTGTCTGACTGCCCATCTCACGGGCTTTTGCACGGAGAGCCTCTAAGTCCTCGCCGGTTGCACCGGATACAGCGGAAACCTTGCTCATGGAAGCATCGAAATCAGCAGTCGTTTTGACCGCGGCAGTTCCGATACCGAGAATCGGCACTGTTACATATTTTGTCAGGTTTGTGCCGACCGTTGCGATCTTATCGCCGACCTTTTCGATAGATACTCCCGCTTCACCGATCTTTACAAGTGCCGTCTGAGAATTTGCGGCTTCCTGCTGCAGGTTTTGCAGTTCCTGTTCCGTATCGACAATTTCACGCTGAAGGGCGTCGTACTGCTCCGGGGGGATCGGATGACCGAATTCATCAGAGACATCCTTTGCCTGCTGTTTCAGAGAAGTCAGCTCATCAGTTGTCTGCTTGATCTCACTGTGCAGGGCATCGTATTTCTCCTGCGAAATTTCACCACGGGAAAGCTGCTCATCGGCGATGCGGCTTTGCTCCTTCAGTTCCCGGAGTTTTGTCTCAGTTTCACCGATCTTCTGCTTGATAGGGTCGTATTTTGCCTTCCACGCATCGTAATTGTCTTTGGTTTTGGCGGCCTGTTCGCTTGCTTTTTTCAGCGTTTCGAGTTTATCACTGGTCGATGATACGGCATCGGCAAGCAATCGCTGTTTCTGCGACAACAGTTCCGTATTGGTCGGGTCGAGCTTCAGCAGCTTTTCCACATCTTTGAGCTGTGTCTGCGTGTTTTTGATGTTCTTATTGACACCTTCAAGGGCTTTGCTGAGTTTCGTGGTATCGCCGCCGATCTCAACAGTAATACCCTTGATTCTGTTTGCCATGCGGTTTCACCTCCTCGTCAGGGTATAAAAAAAGCACCTGCCGGAGCAAGTGCTTAATATGTGTTTAGTTAATACTGTCAATCAGAGGATATGGACTATGATCTTATACAGTCTCCGATCCTCGCAGGCGAATTTCAGGTTGAAGCCCAAAGGATATTGTCCTGCCGTGAATTCTATGGAAAAAATACCAGCACCCTCTTTCGGTTCAGAACCCGTACAGTATTCTTTATAGTCACTGCACGGCCAGTCTTCCAATCCGAAAAAGACGAAGCTTACCTCGTATATTTTTTCAAATTCGTCATGAGACCATTCTTTGAGCCATTCTTTGTACTTCGAGGGCTTCAACTCACCGTTTGTAAAGTCCCAGAATCTGAGCCAGTCATACGCCTGTTTGAGGTATTCATCCCAATGCTCCAGCACATCAATTACCCGCCTGACTGTTTCATCAGGAATAATACTGTCCGATACATTGCAGATATATAGCGTGCCATTTTCTTTCATATCCACCACTGCATCATTTTCGCTGAAATCGCGGATGAAGTCGAAGAAAGAATAGTCTCCATCTTTCAGATAGAACAGGACTTCGGCCAGATCATAATGTTGATATAAGGGAGCCACAGCAATCACTCCTGCATACTGATTTAGCAGAGAAAGCATCCTGCTTTCTCCACACCTGAATTATAGCATAGCATGGAGAAAAAGTCAATCAGAGTGATGCAGCATTTTTATCGTTTCTTTCAGGCTTTTGTGTTTCAGCTTCCTCGGCTCAAACCCGATCGCATCGAAAAACAGATGCATAACAACACCGCCGACAAATACAGAAATGATAGTTCCAATACCAACAGTGCCGCCGAGAAACCACCCAGCAAATGTGACAACTGCCCATAGCAGTATCTCAACCACACCGATTGGTATCTTCGGCATTCGTTTCCCGATAGCAATCAGCAGCCCATCCTTCGGGCCGCAGCCCTGTTCTGCGGACATATACAGATACATTCCGAGTGAGATAAACAGAAATCCGAACAGCATCAGCGCGATACCGAGCCCAATGCTGTGATTCTCAGGATATGGGGAATAATCGTTCAATAGCTGTGTCAGGTTTCCGGTTATAACAGCATCCATTATTGTCGCAAATCCGATGTTTTCCCTGAGAACAAGCTGTATCAGGACAGCAGTTACAGAGATCAGCACCATAGAACTGCCATAATTCAGAGGAGTATGCTTTGCAATACCCATGCCGAGGCAGTCCCATGGTGTGAGACCAATGTTTGCGGTTATCGTCAGATGCACACCGAAGGAATAAACGGCAAGCCCGAACAGGATCCGCAGCCAGCCGGAAAGAATGTGTTTTTTAGAAGGCATCGAAGTTTTCCTGCGTTGCCTTGATCGGGTAATCATAATCGTCATTATCCTTTTCAATGAACATTTCGTTGACCATGCCGATGGTGAGCAGATCAAGGTCAGAAAGACTCAGCCCGATCTGCACACATCGGAGAAGGAACAGTGGCGTTGTCATCTCGCGGTCAACTGGTCGAGATTTTTTTTTGACTCTGCCCGCGTCTCCAGATTCACGCCCCACAGTTCAAAGAGCTGCGGCAGCACC